GCTTCAACGGATGGTTTGAAGATACTCTCAAAATAATCAAATGCAAGAATACCACTAATACCATCACCAACCTCCGCAGTTTTACCACTCAAAGAAGTAATCTTGACGTTTGTAATTTTTACGTTCTTTACGTAGCTCATGCGATTTTATCCGTAAGGATGTAGATGGGTTTGATCATAACATCTGCAGAGGCTCTAGGACCTATTGCAGGTTTATATTCTGGTACTATAATACCCTGTTTTTGTAGAGCATCAATAATATTTAACTCATCTAAAGTTGGATCTTTCAAAAGACGTTTTCCTCTATCTTTTCTTATCTCTTTCAATCTTATTTGTAGATTTTGAACTTCTTGCTGACTGAAAGAACCTTTGTAAGTTTTTGGTCTCGGATTCACAGCTCCACGAGTTCCACCCAGTATCTCATTACCTCTCTGGACTGTTTTGGTAAGAGGTGTCACATTAATAGTTTGTTGGGATGCAGGTACTGGTTGAGGTTTTACAAGAGGACCACCTGGTTGAGTTGGTACAATTTGAGATTCTGGTCGAATCGGTACAGCAGGTTGACTTCTAGGTGGTCGATATCCTGGAGTTGGTACAGTGCCTGGTCTTCCTGTTTGTTGTCTAATTTGCGGGCGCCCTCTAAACGCACCCATTACATTCATAACAGCCTGTACCATATTCATAACTGCTAGGGCTTGTCGAGTATTTCTATCAGTTTTCTTTCTATCAATACCATTAATGTATTTGTATCGAGGTTCTCTGTTAAATGGACTGCCAGTTGGATTTACCGTTAAAATACCACCATCAGGAAGTTCAACTGCACCCGCTAATGGATATCTCTGAGGGTTAATGAAACCTTCAAACGTACCTCTTGCAACTTTATTTTTGTAAAAAAAGTTACCCAAATATTCATAATATGGAGTCAACCATGAAGGATCGGCACCCTTCTCTTTTTGTCTTTTAGCTCTTAGAGCCAACTCATATTGATACAAAGACATGGCCGTAGGAACCAGTTCTTTCTCTTCCTCTTTCTCCTTTTTCCTTCTAGGAATTGGAAAAGGTGGTGTTAGTGGAATTGGTGGTGGAGGAGGATCTGGAAGAGGGATTGGTTCTGTCTCAGGCTCAATCGATGGTTCTTTGTCAGGTTCTTGTGGTTTGGGAGGAACGATAACAGGGGGTTGTTCAGGTTTTTCAGGAACAGGCTCTTCTGGTTTTTTTGGTTTTCCTGGTCCAGGATAAGGTGTTCTAGGTGGTACTAGTTCTGGAACTGGTACTGGTTCTGTTTCTGGTACTGGAATGCGTGTTTCTTCTTCTTTAGTAATAAATGGAGGAGTGGGCCCAGGAGTGGGTCCAGGGACTGGGGCAGGTGGTGGGGTTCCTCCACCATTTCCACCTCCACCAGGAGGACCGAAAGGTGGAAAAGGGGGAAGACCAAACCCAGGTAAACCAAAAGGAGGAAACCCACCATAATTTACACCAGCACCAAGAGTCGCGCCAGCGATACCAAACGCTGCAGGAATGATAGGAATAACTCTGTTCAGTCTATAATTTAATCTAGAAATTTCCGCATAATCAGCTTTTCTCATTATCGCATCATTTTTCATGACACGAGCCAATCTTTCAGTTGTATCACCTAAATTACTTAAAGATCTTGCAAATCTTTGACTCTGAAAGATATCCATATCAGTTTACTCCTAAAAGACCTGCATATTCAGATGGATTTACAAATGGATCAAGAATAACATTTGATACATCAAAGTCGGAAGATGCAGCTGCTCCACCTGGTGAACTAAAATCTTTTTTTCTCAAATCAAGAATAGTTGGCTCCATGACACTTATACCTTCACCAAACGTACTAATGGGTCCAATATAAGGCATTGAACCAAGTAAATCAGGATTAAAAATAGTTTCTTGTTTTGGTGGTGCCTGGGCTTGTGTCTGTGCCGCTTGTTGTCTCAACATGTCCAAATATGTATTCATAATGTTTTCACCATGTTGTTCAACAGTTGTTCCTAAAGAATCTGCAGATCCAGGTCTATAAGCATAACCACCCAGATGAATTTTTCCAAACTCATTAACAATTTCAGCTGGTGTTGCATTTGGGTTTTTAGAAAGAATATGATCAATTACAGCTCTAGCATGTTCTTCAAATAAATCATCTTGGACTTCTTTTGGAAAATGATCCAACATAATTTTAGCAGACTCTTTACTCTTAGGTCCATGTTGTGATGCTTTAACTAAGATGTCTACAATCTCTTTATCCGAATATCCAGCAGATTCCAATTGCGATCTAACTTTGTTTTGAACATCAGATCTGTATGACATAAATTGATACTTACCAAGAGGAAATCCACCCTTAGTTGGTTCTTCTACACCCATCACACCGTAATCACCTTCATGAAATCCAGTAGCGGATGCTAACAATCCAATATCAACACCGCCAGCTTTACCCATACTAGAAGTTGGTATTGCTGGCGTACTTAGTGTACTTGGTGTACTTGGTGTTGTTTTAGTATCTTCGGTTTCTTTTTCTAACCCCAACATATCACGAATTTGTTTGGGTAATATATTCACAACATCATCAACTATAGTGTCAAATCTTTTTTGTAGTTGATCTACTGCTTCTAAGGCAGCAAAGGCAGCAAAATTTCCTCTAAAACCAGAAAATGTAGAGGTGAATCCACGACGCAGACCACTAGATCTTTTACGCAAAAAATTTCTTACACCACGAGATCTTGAGGATCTACGTCTTGATCTAGCTGCACCTCTTTGTGCAAGTCTATCTTTTTGTTGTCTAATTATTGATTGTCTATAATCAGCGTCCGCTTTTGCATTCGCTTCCATTGCAAGTGCAATGGCGTTAACGTTTGCATTTATCCTTTCAATTTCTCTTACTACAAATTCTTCACCAACAGCTCCCGTGGTAGCACCCACCAACTGAGGGGCTTGTGGTTGTGGTGGTAGGTATGTTTGTACTGGTTCAGCCAGAGGTTCAGGCATGAACACATCTGGTGCATCATCAGGACCCTTGGCAAATAACCTAGGATCTGGTTCATATCCCTCAAGAAATGCTCTCGCAGCAAGTTTTTTTCTATTCTCTCTATTACCAAGTCTGTCATCACGATTTACAGCTTTACCAAGAAGAAACTTAGTAAAGCCTCCAAAGAAAGATTTAGCTGCTGCGATTGCCATCAGTTAAGGCCGTATTCTTGTTGTGCTTTCAGTTTCTCACTTTCAAGGTAATTCTTCAAGAGAGCAACATAAATGTCTCTCTCAAACGGCATCATATTTTCAATCTCCGTCAAAGAGTATTTATGATACTGCATCAGAGAAAAGTTAAGTTCATAGTATGACTCAGCATCCATGTGAGCCATACTCAAGCGAAAAAACTTGACAATCCTTCCAGAGTAACTTCATTTTCAACACCAGTACTAGGGTTAGTCACGGTGATAGTGTGAGACAATTTTGGCATCGTTTCAAAGAAGGTTTCAATCTCTTTGAATTGAGCACTGTTGAATTGTTCCAGAAATTTCACCATTTCTTTCTCGGTGAAATCATCATATGCAGTTTCTTCATCATAAACAAGATCCACGCATGAAGCTACCATCTTGAAGACATCTTGTTCTTCATCTCTGAAATTAAAATTGTTATTAATAAACTGTTCCAGAGAAGGATACTTCATCCTCAGTTTGTAATTACCATCAATGTCAATGTCAATACTATGTTTTTCATCCTTAATCACTTGAACTTGACTGATGTCAACATCAACAGAAACCTGAGTTTGACCACCATCATCAGGACAGTTTACAAGAATTTTGATAGTCTCACCAATAGATCTTGCACGAATATTCAAAAATAGATATTCAATGTCAAAAGTGGGAAGTTGATCAACCTTCACACCTCTGGTAAGAATACAAGCCTTTAATACATCTTTGATAGCTCGTGTAATGTCAGAAGTATCTCCCGTCTCTAAAGCAAGAATCAGAACCTTCTCTTCTTTCACAAGAAAAGGACGATACTTAACTTTCTTTCCGTTGGATGGCAGAATCAGTTCAAACGTAGGAGTCGAAATAGTTGGTAAAGGCATAATGAGTCAGTCAGTGATATTATTTAGAACATAGATTGAAGCTTACCATCTGGTCCATAAGCAGGTTTGCCGTTAGGGAGTAAAAGTGGACCATCATTAGCTGTTGGTCTATATCCAACCGCAGGATCTGTAGCAACAAAATCCGTACCAGGTCCATTTGTATTTCCGTAATTACCATCAATAGGTGGCGTAGCTACAGTAGAAGTATCTTCATTATCTGTAACTGTTGGAGCTGGAGTAGTTGTATTTTCAGACGAAGATGTTGGCGATGTTGGTGATGTTGTCGATGCAGTTGGGGGAACAGAAGTTACTGGATCAGAGATATTTCTAACACGTTCTCCACTCAGAGGTCTTCTAAGTTTAGTTACTTCACTTACAATATATCGATCGTATCTAAATGTTACGTTACACCTTAAAATATTCATTCCCTGATAACTTACAGGTGTAGAAGCAAGAGAGTAAGGCCATGCACGAAAGAATCTATAACTCAATTGATCTCTATTGTTACCAAGTCCATTCGCAAAACCAATTTCAACACTTTTACCTTTCAAATCACGGTTGAATTTTGTAATCACCATCTCACATTTATAGTCATCTGGATAATTAAACTTTGTGATTTGGTTTTCAGCTAAACCAGTAGAACTACTATACAGAGGATTGATAAATTGAATCCAAGATTCAAAAAATCTTAGAACATCATAATTTCTATCAACATAGAAACTAAAAGTCACATCATCATAAATTCTATTGAAAGCATTTCTTTCAGTAATACCCTGACGATCACCTGCAACCTCAATATCAGCAAAAGAGGATCCAGGTAACACTGCATCAGCAACATACAGTCCAAGATCTTCAGTCAAAAAACTTTGACTAATACCAAGTTGTGTAGCTTCTCTACCTATAATTTCATTAAGGGAAAAGAACACCTGATATTCATTATCAAGAGCAACCGTTGAAAAACGACTCTTGATATCATCAATCTTATATCTACCACCGCGATATCTGTTGATTGCCATAACGGCTCTAAATATTAGAAGGCTTGTTATGGTTATTTAGATGGCTTATAGTGGAAGATTCAAACCATCAAATCCACAAAAGTACAAAGGTGATCCCACACAGATAGTGTATCGTTCTCTTTGGGAACGAAAGTTTATGGTTTACTGTGATAAGAATGATGCCGTGATTCAATGGCAGAGTGAAGAAATCGCAATTCCATATAAATCACCTGTTGATGGAAAGTGGCATCGATACTTTCCAGATTTTATGATCAAATATAAAGATTCAAAGGGTGACATTCGCAGGGTGATGGTTGAAATCAAACCAGCCAAACAATGCAAACAACCAGACGTTAATCCACCCAAGAAAACAAAGACTTGGTTGAATGAGGTTTACACTTGGGGCACGAATCAAGCAAAGTGGGAGGCTGCAAGAGAATACTGCAAAGATAGACTTTGGGAATTTAAAATCTTTACAGAAAAAGAGTTAGGTATTAAATGAGTATCTTTTCTGTTGTCAAATCTAAAGTAGGAGCAAAAGGTTCACGTCGTCAGTATCGTGATGCTTTGGTAGAAACTCTTGCAAACTATCAAGGTGAAGAATATGATGATCCAGGTTCATTTGGTAAAGAATCTGGACCAGTGCAAGTTGGTGAGATGTATTTCTTCAATTATAACGCAACGAAACCAGACAGACTGCAATATTATGACCAATATCCAGTTGGTTATGTTATGAGTGTTGACAAAAATGGGTTCATCGCAGCAAATATGCACTACTTGGCACCTAAATTAAGAGAAGTTGTTGCAAAAGGCTTAATAAATAGTGGAGATGGTATAACTGTACCCAATAAGTCTATTCATAGATATCAGTTTGAAGGGGTACAAGGTAACATGATGAGAATCCCAGAATCTGAGATGGCAGACGTATCCATGTTACCAACCGAAGAATTCGTAAAAACATCCACAGGAAACAGATTCCCTTCGTATCGCGTATGGAGGGGTGAGTGATGGCTTTTGTATACGGTGCATATAACGACAAAACCAGATCTTACATTGCGGTAGATCTTGATAAGGTAAATTACACCCTATATGGTGCAAGTGCAGAACAATACCAACAAAGTAATGATCCTAAAGGAGATGCAGTCTACACAGAGGATCTTAAAAATCTGAATAGAAATCAGTATCCATCCCTTTCTAACATTACTGATGCACAAATCGCAAAATATTTTTCTGGAGAAAATCCTCTTGGTATAGCAGAAAAATATAGATACGAAGGTCAAGAATTATTATGGAAAAATCTTGGTTCTGGAGAACAACAAGAATATCTTGATGGCAAATATGGAGATGCTTGGAGAACCTTTAATTCTGAAAACTCTGCAACTCTTTTAGATGATTCCAACTATGGACCTGGCAATGAGGCATATGATCTAAATTTAAACCTTGGATTTGGGAATGATTTTGGAAAACCACCAGAACTACTATCAGGCGGAAGTGGAGCTGCACCTTCAAGTGTTTTAAAGTATCCCATTGATATGGACTTGAAGGTTCAAGATCATATGGCAATTACGGTTGCAACTTATGTTCCGGCTAAAAATTTACCTAAGATTAACGAACAAACTTCTGGTCAATTTGTAAGAACAAGAAATGCACAACTAAAAGAAACAATCATCATTCCAATGCCAAACGGTATTGCAGATAATACTCAAGTTGGTTTTGGTGAGGCTGAAATGAGTGGTGTGACTGGAGAATTGTTTAATCCAACAGCACAAGCATTCTTAAAAGCAAAAGACTTTGGAGGTCTGGGTGATGCTTTGAACAAAATAGTAGAAACAGCTAAAGATGCTGGAGCTGGATTATTAGGTGCTGGTCGCGCTATGGCAGGTTCTGGATATGTCAAGAGAAAGTTTTTACTTAAAGGTGCTGCATCCTTAGCGAATACAATCGGTTTAAATGTTGATGTCGGTCAAGTCATTGCCAGAACTACTGGCGCTGTAGAAAATCCAAATCTTGAACTTCTTTTCCAAGGTCCTGGACTTAGAGATTTTGCATTTAACATAAGATTTACTCCAAGAAGTAAATCAGAAGCAGCAAGGGTTAGAAGAATTATCCGTGTTTTGAAAAGAAGCATGGCAGTGAAAAGAAATCCAGGACAGATTGAAGGAAATATTTTTGCACGTCAAAGTGGTGACAATCTTCTTTTAGGAACTCCTGATGTATTCAGATTACAATACAGAAGAGGTTCTACAACTAACGAAGAGATAAAAGGATTAAATAAATTTAAAACCTGTGCATTAACATCTCTGAATGTTGATTATTCTGGAGGATCAGGACGTTGGGCTTCTTATGGTCCAGACTCTCAACCAGTAACTACATTAGTAACAATGCAGTTTAGAGAACTTGTTCCCATCTACGAAGAAGATTATGAAAATAGTGGTTTTGCTTACGATGACGTAGGATTCTAATGTCTAACTATTTTTCTTATCTTCCAAACTTAAACTACAGTTCTTTACTTAAAGACAGAGACAGTAGTAGAACTACTGTTGAAGTAAAGAACTTATTTCGTCGTGCAAAACTTAGAGAAGATTATTCTGCAGTAGCTACACTTTTTGAAAAATATAAGATTGAAGGTGGAGACAGACCAGATCAAGTTGCAGAAAAGTTTTACGGAAGTGCAAACTATGATTGGGTTGTTCTAACATCTAATAATATTACCGACATTCGCACCGAATGGCCCATAACTGAATATGATTTGAATATTCTTCTTAATGAAAAATACACTCAACAAGAACTTGTTTCAATACATCATTATGAAACTATTGAGTGGAGAGACTATAAAAACAACCTGGTCGTGCCCGCAGGAAAAGTTGTAGAAGAAGACTTTTATGTCAACTACACTATTGGTAATGAACTGAAGAAAATATCACCTATCAAGTCGGTTTCAGTCTTTGAAAACGAATTACGTCGAAATGACGCAAAACGAAATATTCAACTTATTCGTAGAGATTTACTTCCACAAGTAATTAATGACATGAAGGAAATTATGCGATATACACCAAATTCTAACTATATCTCAAAAACCCTCAAGAAGACAGAACCGATCAGAATCACTGGAAAATAGAAAAATCCCTGGCCACCAAAATAGCCAGGGATTTTTTTTCCGCTATTTTTGGAAGCCTTTAGCGTTTTTGGTGGCCTCCAAAATATCGATCCATTCGGAGTTTAATATAATACATTCCGATGACCCAGAGGGAGAAGAGAAACCCTTCTCCATAACTGAGTTTCGTCCATACATCAACTACATCACCCATCAGATTTCACCTCTACGTTTCAACTCTTCAAGAACTTCAACAGCAATCTGTTTCAGTTCATCAGTAGTATAACTTTTAGCTCGACGCATCATCATTTGATTCCTCTGATTTTTTATTGAAACCGAAGGGTGCCGTCTCTTCCTCTTGTTTGAGTTTGAGAGCGACACCACCAACAGCTTCCATGACCTTCAAGATGTCTTCTGGTTTTGCAGTTTCACCCAGTTCTTTGGCAACGTACCAATACTTGGGCCAAAACTGTTCACCAGCATTTTGATAGTCTTCCAGTGAAAGAGTTTTCATGATCACTCCTCAGCAAGTTTCTGGAAGTAAGACAGTGCATCATCTTCATCTTCATCACGGGAAGGAGAACTGAAAGTGATGTCAGGGGAGTTGAAGTTACCACGATCTTCACTCATACTGTTCAGACCTTCACCACGACGTTCGCGTTCAAAAGCCTGTTCCTCTTCGACAGTCTCTTGATCTTGCATCTTGGGAACACCACGAACACCAAGAACATAGTCCAGACGCTTCTTCAGAGCATCGTAGTCCTTGAACTTGTCTGCAGCAACCAGTTCTGCGAGAGAGTGTTGTTGTTTCCACAGAGCTTCGAGTGCATCATCATCACCATCCAGAAGAGGAGCTTGACGTGCAAACTCAGAGGAATCATAGTTCCAGTAACCTGCAACCTTCTTGATCTTGATCTTGAAGTCTGCACCCTGCCAGAAATCGAAGGGGTTGATTGGTTCTTCGTCTTCAAACTCAGGTTGCATTGCAGCCATGATCTTGTCAAAGATCTTCTTACCATACTTGTAGAGCATCACACGACCTTCGTTCTGAGGGTTCGCAGGATCCTTCACAACATAGATGTTGGAGTAATATTCCAGTTTACGTTTCTGTTTGCGGGCTTCTTCTTTACCTGCATCAGTCCCGTTGTTCCAAAGAGTAGTGTTCAGTTCAGACACGGGATCCTTCTGACCCAGAGTGGTCAGGGAGTTCTCGATGTACCAACCGCCAGGACCTTGGAAGGCGTGTTTGTACAGTTTCACCCAGGGGAGATCTTCACCCTCAGGTGCGGGGAGGAAACGCACAACGGCGTAACCATTGCCGGACTTGTCCATCTCAGGCTTCCACAGACGGTCATCACCACCTGCAGGTGTATTCATCTTCTCAACTTCCTTGACCAGTTTAGAGGTCAGGGAACCCAGTTTGGACTGTTTCTTAAGATCGGCAAAAGACATTCGGATTACCTCGGATTTGGTTTGGATTTGGCCTTTTTGGTGGCAGAGATATCGTAACAGACTCCGACTCAATCGTCAAGAGTCTCTTCCAACATCCCTTTCAGACGACTGATCGTCTGGTACATACTATCAAAGAGAGTTCCAGGATCCACCTCTCCTGGGACACCTAGCATTTTGGCTGCGTTGACGATGTTCTCTTTGATCTGGATCGCTTCTGGATCATCACTCAGGGCTACCCGAGTGTACATAATCTTTTGTTTTTCCAGAAGGGATTCCAACTTAGAAATGTGTTCATACTTTTCAGTATCTGTCATGGATGGAAACTTCATGATGTCACTGTAAATGTCTTCTTGAAGTTCATTGATATCCACAAGGGAAGCACGAACATATTCACTGTCAAGAAAACTCATAGTAGTTTCTCCTTTAAGATTCTTTTAAACTTGAACACATCGATATTTAGAAAGGATGCATACTTCTTCATTTTAAGGGAAACCGTACCCCAGATAGGGTCATCCAGTTTCTTATCAAAATGAGCTCTAAACCCTAGAATCTTATCAAGAATGACAAGAGTCTCCAAACTGATTTCTTTCTTCAGGAAAGACTTCAGAATCTTCGGGTGTTGGCCTTGAGTAAAGAAGTAACTGTCGAAATTATCTCTTGTAAAGATTCCTTCAACTTCGTTTCCGAAAACGTAGGACAACGATTGGTTTCTTCGTTGCCACTCTTTGAAGTTAGTTTCTCCATTTTGAATGATCTCTCCAATCCAAACTTTACCAGGGTCATCATGAGAAGTAAAGTTTGCAATGAAATAGTTTACAATCTCATGGTCGTCCTTCTTACGGGACATCCTCTCAAAAAAATATCTGTCGCGACGTTTGTTGAACGAGGCGACAGATGCACGGGTCTTACCAGAATATTTTACAAAGTCATACTTATCCTTCGTGAAATGATTCTTCATCCCAAGATAGGTTGTGTAGACTTCAAATGGTGTCACTTTCATTACACTGTCAAAATTTCAAATCCTTCATGCACCAAAGCTTTAATACTTTTGGACTGTACCATTTTATCATCTTCCATGAGTTGAGACACATGACTGATAATAAAAGTATCCGTTGCAACTTCAGCACTGGTATCATGAACGACTAAGTAGTCAAACTCCGTACCTGTATAATTACCCGTACCACTGTTACGTTTACGTCGCATGTCAAGATTGTAGGGGTTGTACTTTTTATTTTTGGTAAATCGTTTTACTTGAAGTTTGATACCAGTAGAAACCACCATAAAATCCCAACCAGTATCTAGGGTGGGAACTATAAGGCTGTGTTTTTCATCATCAATAGTTTCATAATACTTAGCGGCAAATAAGTATTCACTTGCGAGTCCTCTAAGTCGATGTGGTTTCACAGGGGCAAACGAGCACGGGATGTACGTTTCAAGAAGTTGAGATCAATGGCCTCAGCTTTGAGTTTCTCTTTCAGTGGTTTAGAGATCAACTTCGGAACAGATTCTAACTCAATCTTGTTCTCTTCGCAATAGTAAACGATCGCGTCGATGTAATTGAAATCAGAATCGTTCTTTACGAGATTCTCAATATCTTTTGTAAACTTAGTCTGACAAAGAAACTTGTCTTTTAGAGCCTTGTCTACTTCTTTATTCGGCATTTGAAGATCTATGAGTAACAAATTTCTTGATGTACTTAACTAGTAGCTTAATATACTCGTCTTTGTTCCTTTTGTCAAACACATGGTTCTCACCATTAGGACACTGCATGATGGTGATCAGTTTTTTGACTGGGATTCCAGTCATTTCATAATATGCACATGCATAGAAAGTCTCTTGCACAAAGTAGTTTTCTAACCACTCTTCTGGTTTAATATACTCAGAAGTTTTGAAGTCAATAACCGCAAGCTCACCGTCAAACTCCGCAATACAGTCAACCCTACCAGCAATGCCAAGGTACTCACTATAGAGGGTCCTTTCGATAGCATGGATATTATCAATCCGATCAAGGATTGGTTTGCAGGAGTGGAACATGAACTTCGATGCGGGAAGATGACTTTCCCAGTCAACCGACTTTCCTTCAAGGTAATCCTGGGCCACTTCGTGGAAGTCCGTGCCGCGGCTCGTAGCCTTTCTAGTGATTTGATTCGCCTTCTCTTCACCAACTTTCTGTCTCCATTTAATAAATTTTTCACGGTTATAGAAAGAGGTGACTGAGGTGATCGAAGGCACCCAGTCACCATTTGGCAATTCGTAAAGACGACAACCTGGAGTCTCTTTCTTTTTTAGTTCAATTTCACCAAGATGATTAACAAAAGTTCGATTCATTAGAGTCCTAAGGCTGTTTTCTTCATAATGTATTCTTTGACAAGACCTGAACGAACGATGTCATCAACTTGAAACTCAACCATTTCAAAAGAATCTTCCATCTGTTCAATGATCCTCATGAAATCAAGGATACCATTCTTCTCATAAGTCTTTTGAAGATCAGTTTGAACTGCATCACCACAGAACATGATCTTACAATTGTCACCTACGCGAGTAATAATACTATCAAGTTCGTGGAAATTCAAGTTCTGAGCTTCATCAATCAGAAGAATACAGTCATCAAATGTAGTACCACGAATGAAACTGGTGGACCAGAATGAGATAGTTTCTTGAGCTTTCAAGTTACCATACAACATCTCATAGTCAGCATCAGTTGGCATATCGAACATGTATTTCGCCATGTTCTTGTATGGGATCTGATACAAAGCCGACTTGTCCTCATGATCTCCAGGAAGGAAACCAATCTCGCGAGTAGCAACAAGAGACCTAACAATATAGATTTTCTTGTAGGGAGTGTACTCACTCAGAACATCACGAAGTGCAAGGTAGAGTGCAACGAATGTTTTACCTGTACCCGCACATCCATAAGCAAAAACGTTTTTATCTTCTTTGTATGCCTTAAAGAATTTTTCTTGATTTGGTGTAAGAGGTTCAATATCAAACAATAAATCAGTATTGATTGGTTTCTTACGTTTCATTTGTTTGGCGCTCAACCCAATACCGACAGGATCAGTCTTCTTCTTTCTAGCAGGCATAGACTTAAATCTTCTTTACTTGTGATCCAGGTGCTCGTGAAGCTTTTTCTAGTACCTCGTTCCAACCTGGTTTTTTGGAAACGAGTTTGTTTCTCCAGTCCCCGACTTCAGTAGCCATTGGTGCCGTAGAAGGGTCAGACCAATCTCTAACCCATCCAGGATTCTCCTCCAACCACTGATCCCATTGGGTCCAACTCATACGGACTTCTTTCTGTTCACCAGTCTCTTTATTGACGACGGGATATGTAGGCATGACGATAAGATCAGGGGGTGAATATATTTAGGCCCACTCAAGGGCCTCTGACACAACGGGAAACTGTTTCACGAATACATCCTTACAGGCGTTCGCAATGTCCATGTGTTCTTTCTGAGTTCCATGGGCACTCCTCAGATTAATATAATGAATCCATGACCGGCAAGAGCCTGTCATGTAGATACGGGTTGGTGTAGCCAAAGGCAATACAAAACGAGCACACTCCTTTGCGATTCCCACATCAAGCATTTGTTTGTAGATATTCATACCACTTTCAAAGTGTCGCTTGATTGCAATCTCAAGTTCTTGTCGAACGAAAGGATCAACGTCATCAATAGAGTTCTGACGGTTCTTTGTATCCTGACGACGAAGATCAAACAAAGGGATCTCATCTGCCAAGAGAGAACTGTCAGCATACCGTTGCGAAAACTCTTGAAATGTAAATGAGCGATGGCGCAAAATTTGAGCGGCGATAGCCCGTGTAGTTTCAATTTCCAAAGTCATGAAACTCTGTTCAAAGACTGACCAGTGTTCATGTTTGATACAGTATCCAAGAAGTCCTGCAACCTTTGGATTCTCTTGGTTGTTCGGATTAGAAACCCGAGCAACATAACCCATAGTTTTTTCAGCGTCAGGAGTTACACTGATCAGTTTTACATTCATGTTGTTTCAGTTCTTTCTTATACATTCTAACATACAAAAGTTCCTCTGGCGTATACCAGTCTGGATGTTTCTTTGCACGTTTAAGAATTTTCTTGCAGGCTTTTTTGTCTTTCATGGGAGTAGTATGCGGAGTAGTAACTCACAATCCCATTACAATTTACGTTACCTTGTGACACCCAATCATGAGCACATTCATAGATGGCCTGGTTGGGTTCTTTACTTGTGTTACTACTATTTAACTCAGAACCAAATTTATTGAGAAGAATCGTAAGAGATTGTTGTCTTAACTTCATCTTCTCATCACTGTAACGCCAATCAGTCTGGGAATCCATCATCATCAAAAACCTCATCGTAATCTAAAATTAAATCACTAGATCCATATGGATCTTTTTCCATGTAAGACTCTGTATCTGAGTAGATCTCAGATTCTAGTTCCTCTACAACCTCCTTTAAAGCGGCTAAGAGAACCTTGAGTTTAGCTTTGTTCATAGCTGTCTCTTGAACCCTGGCAGAGTTATTCTATCTAGGACCGAAGAGTTTGGCAAATACCTCAGGATCCACCTCTGCAGCAATCATTGCATTCGCCTCATTTGCACACTCACTCCACCTCTTACGCGCCTCCTGGCACTCACTTGTACGACGCCTGGCGGGGTCTTGAAACAACTCATACCACTCATACCACAACCGACTACACTCCTTGTTCTTGGCGGTTATATGAGGGGGTGTCTCCATGTGACTATTTACACAAAAAAAGAGGCCCCAGAGGAGCCTCTTTAAGTTTATTATCAGTTGTCTTACTTAACGTAAGTGCGACCACGATAACAGAAAGTGCCATGCGTTTCACTGTTAGGAGCACAAACTTCATACTTAACACCACGATAAGAGGTGTGAAGAATTTGTGCATCATGAATTGCAGAGGCTTTGTCGATCTGCTTTTTGATCATTTGAAGTGTGTTCATTGTTCGTACCTGAATGAATGGAAATTAACCTTCTCACCTTTCGGTGGATCCGTTTCTCCGTTCCTTCAGTCGTTTGCGTCCTTGTTATCAAAACAATGAGGATCAGTATGCTCCATCCAATTAAGAATGATTTCAAACTTTTCCACAGGAGTAAAGACGTTAGAGTCTTGAACTTCTTGTTTTAGCCATTCATAGTCATCACACTTCAGATAATTTGAAGGTGGGACGTGCATGGCTAAAACAGTCATCAATGATAACATAGGATCAACGGAACCGTTGCGCGACTTACTTGCGTCCGATCTCTCGGATGAACGACAGGTCTACTATAGACCCTCATAAGTATATAGGCAAGCGGTCTTGTATAATTGGTTACTTTTGTTCGTACTCTTCGATCAGTTCATCAATGATGGTTTTTTGACCATTGAGTTTTTGAATTGTGAAAAGATTAGATTTGGAATACTTCTTCAGACGTTTATATTCTTTTTTCACCTTCTTCAGAACTTCTTCATCAACTTCTTGTCGAAGTTCTTTGGCAATACTTTCTTTAGTTTTACCAGATGCGAAACTAAGGTCTGCAGTTTTCTTCGACCAATTTTTACTATTTGAACCAGTGGAGGCCTCTCCTTGAGAGAGGTCTCCGACCATACCTTTACCTTCTGGTTCTTGATACTCGAACTTTTCTTCGGTCATTTTTTCTTCTTCTCTTTCGTCTTGAGTGTATTTCCCCAAAGTTTGGCAGAAATTGTACCCTTGGTATATTCCATCGATTTAATACAGTGACCAAAGGTATCGTAATAGGCATCAAAGATTTTTACTTTGACACCCTTTACAATGTCTTGCCAAGTTTCATCTTCATGTTCCAGGGTAAGAATGTAACTGTCAACGGGTAGACTTTTGTCATCAGCTACACTTCGATTACAGTTGGTTGCGATAACTGTAATACCATACTTCTGTTTGAACTCTTCTACCTGAACGTTTGTCAAATTCACTTCCTCCATCCCCATTTTACATCGGGGTAAGCTTCTTTTACAATATCAATAGTAATTTTGTAGTCTTCTTCTAGACGACGATCTTTAACTTTACAGAGAAGATTAGCTTCATCTGCATGAAGACCTTCTAGAAGTTGAATAAACATACTCTCTCTACGGAGAGATTTAAGAGAATCATTACCACCTTTCACAAAATGATAAAGTCTCTTGTACTCCGTAGAGAGTTGTTGGTGTTCGGTTCCTTTGGGAGCTTCATTCGGTGAGTATGGAACTTCGCCTTCTGGAAGCATACTCACAGCTTCATAGTTCCAAATTAGAATTGCACGGAGAGCATCAGTATCATACTCTTTCAGAGCTTCCACTTTTTTAGCCTTACTTCTTTGTTTAGAAACAAATGCAAGAACCTCTGTCAAAAGAGGATTAGGTGGAAGTTTAGTCTTAGTCATTGTCTTTGTCATTTACGAATTTGTTTTGGGTCTTTCATCATAAGTATACCAACCTGTGGCAATATATTTTTCACATGAATAGACTGGATTTCCTCTATGCACATGAGTAAAAAAGGCAGGCCAAATAGCACAAGTTCCAGCTTTTGGTTGTACTTTAACACCCTGCCAGAGAAATTCTGTCTCACCCTCTCCCTCTGGCACATCATTTAGATATATTGTCCAGGCAAGTGCTCTATCACAGTATTGCAAACTAGAATTTTCACAATGCCATTGATGAAATCCTCCTTTTTTGGGTGTTTTTTGTAATTTTACCCAATGAGAACTTGCATGAACACATGTAACTGGAAAATATGTTTCCGCATATTGTTGTGCAGCTTTGTTTAATGCAGCATCAACTATTAAATGCGCTTCTCTATTTTGTTCGTCAACTGTATTAGCATTATTTACATAAAATGAATAGTCATGTCTATTCAGAAGATCCGCAGCTTCTGCGGGTTTACCATGTAAAAAACTTAAATTTGGACGCCTAGAAGCTTCTTCAATTGAATCAATTAAATACTCACATTCTTCTTGTGATAGAACATTAGGATATATTCCAATAAAATTTTCATCCATTAATCTTCATCATCGTAATAAAAATCTTGGTCGTCAAGGACTACTCGAAGAGCAGTCAGTTGAGAAGTAATTAGGTTCCCTTCAGTATCATACATTTCAGGGTGTGTTGCAATCTGTGCTGTCTTAAGTTCTACATACTCGGAATATTTTTCGTTTGCGAACCAACCTGAAATGAAACCAACGATAGTGCCACCAACTGCAAATAAGGCACCAAAAACCAGTGAAATTGCTAACATCTTTCTAACCTTGAGAGATAAACAAAATGGAACCTACTTCATCCTCCAACTCTCATGTTTATTTAGAAACCTTTTTGTGATTCTTAGTTCCTTTTTTACGCCCAGGTTTTCTGTCATTACTGTACTGCCACGCATCTTCAAGTATACCATAGAGATATGTCTTGATCTTACGAACTTGAGGTTTTGGAATATGTCCGTAAGCTTCACGAAGGAATTTGTGATTGTAGTCACTACCTCCTTCGAGATACTCTTCAAGTTCGTTTACAAGATCCGCGATTTCTTGTGCAGTCGAACTATGAATAAACTCTTCGACTGCAGGTCTCTTTACATCAGAAACTCTCAGATAGTCATACATTTTAAGTACAAATCGACCATCAAAAGCATAATCAATAGCTTTCTCAACGTCGTAGTACAGTTCGTTCATCAGATTACACCTTGTTCTCGTAAGTATTTTAAACTGTCAGTACATCCACCAAGTTTCTGATCATCCATAACGACCTGAGGAAAAGTAGATCCTTCGCCAAACTCATTGTAAAATTGTCCGCGATCAAAATCTGTATCTAAAACATATTCTTGAAACTCAAGATCTTTTCCAACTAAAATACGTTTGATTGTCTCACAATATGGACAACCAGGCTTAGAGTAAACAGTGAAAGACATTTCTTTTATCTAGTAGAGTTTATTTTTTGATGTATCCGTTTTCTTCCAACCACTCGCGAGTCATCGGTGTTGGTTCAAAAAATTCCCACATTCTTCCAGTCGCACAAGCTTCAAGTGCATGTGCAGTCATACCTTCAGTATGACCAGCCCACATTGCTTCACGTTCCCATGGAAGAGATGACTTAGGATACGTTTTTTCTGCAATTTCTGCCCAATACGCAGGGACATTTTCTTCAGGTTCAATGATAGCAATCATGTTATTTTCGATAGAACCTGCCATACAATCCTGTGCAGCGTGCCATCCTTCATGACGCATCACAGACATCAATGCGCCAGGACGATGCATGTACCTTTTGTTGAGGTAGAAATTATTAGAGACAGTATGATAGACACCACGGTGTCCAACTGGAAAATACTTTTCGTTCGCAAGATAAACTTTACTACCAACCTGATTCAGTAGAACCAACATGTAGTTGAATTCATCAGCAATAACAGTAAACTTTTCTGGATTTTCATACTGTGAAGAGATATCAAGTAAAGAAAATACTTCTTCCACTCCGTCAGTACATTCCTGAAGGATCATACACCCCATGGAATCCATGGTGTAATAACCCTTAGTTGGTTCTGCGGCAACAGGTGTTGCAGCTAAAAGACCCGCGAGGATATATTTGAACATAAAAAAGAGGGCGGTTAGGCCCTCAGTATATCAGGTTTGGTATCTCATTGCAAGTTATTCGTCAACAGTGTATTAGAAAAGCACACGGGGGCGGGTTGCCGATCAGAGACCTGCGTCGGTTAGGCGTTGCTCTAAGGTTTCGATCTTGGCGATTGCTTCTTGCAACGCAGCGGTGAGGAGCGGGACCAGCTTTGCTTGGTCAATACCTTGCATAATAGGACGATCACCAGTCTTTACCCAACTCATTGTGCGGGTAACGGTTTCACGAACCTCCTCCACGGCATCAACACCAGGTGTCATCTCGTTACCCTCTTCGTCGTAAGTTGCCTCTACCTCTTCGACAGCAGGAGTGATAACGACCTGTTCTTTGTAAGTAAGAATTTCGGGCTCATTAACGTTTTCTTCACGAACAGAGCCATCCCAATCGAACAGAGTGCCGATCTCTTCTGTTTCGTCCTTGGTGCCGGTTACGGATTCGGGAACAATTTCTTGTACTTCGTGAGCAAGAAATCCGTCAACAGTCTTTGATGCGTCGGCGATGAAATTAAAGCGGCAAGGCTTAAGTGCTTTAACGCGATCTGCAGCACCCACTATTGGAATTACATTTTCCTTGAGGCGGTAGTCGGAGGAGGTGCTGTAAACGGTTGCACTACCGTTGGTTGCGATTACACCTACTTGACCATTTGGGTTATAAAAAGCGTGATGGTTACGTGAAGCGGTACTATCTCTAGAAGACAGCATCACAACAGAGGTGCTATCAATTCGTTTGGCGTTAGCAGCTCCAGTAGTTAGGTCAATTGACGACTCTGTACCAAAGAATACTTGACCTGCGAAGAAACCACCACCTCGATAACTGACATTAAAAGTCTCTGTATTGTTTCCGTTAGTGACCTTGAAAGCTTTGTTTGTGTCAGTTGTTTGTGTGTTGGAGGCGTGACTACGGATACCCGTAGCAGCCGCAGAATTGACTTGCAGTGATGTTTGCGGATCATTCGTGCCAATGCCGACGTTGCCGTCGGAAGCTATTCGCATTCGCTCCGTCGCAGAAGATGCCCCATCCGCAGTCGTGGAGAACACAAGGCGACCTGGCATGTCGTTGGCACCAGGGGTGCCGTCTACTTCTACGTCAATGCGTGCTGCTTGTACTAAATTAGAGCCATCCGCGCCGTTAAAAGAAAGCGAACCAAGACGGTCTCCTGATGCCACTGCTGTACTGGAGCCTACGGCAGATCCTCTGCTCTTCCCGAGGTAGATGGACGGGCCGTTAGAGTTGGCTACATTTCTTGTTATACCAGCTGCCGTCTCCCCGCCGTTTGATTCAATTTGATAAAGAGGGGCGACCGCCGTCCCCCCAAAAAGGTAGTTACTACGACTACTACTCGTCTTAACCAGCAGGCGACCTGAGGAGTCGATACGCAGCCGCTCGCTGCCTTGTACGTTAAAAGTGAGATTTGCAGTAGACGCCCCACCGTCATTCTTTAAGTACGACAGACCGCCATTACCGTTTCTAAGGACAAGCTCATAATGATCATTGGCATCCCGATAGAAACCACTTTCATTGTTAAGTCCTACACTATCGGTGCGAATTTGCCACCCAGCTGTTGTTGCCGCTGATTCAACGTGAACCTTTCCAAGAGGATTGTTCGTGCCGATGCCGACGTTGCCGGTGTATGTAATTCTCATCGCTTCAGTGAGCGTTGAGTCTGTACTCACTCTCCTAGTGGAAAAAGACAAGTCACCTATAGAGTTATTGTTTCCGCTGAGAACTAAACCTTTAATTCCAGCCCACTGTTTAGTGGCGGCTCCAAACCCAAGAGAACCTCCAGAGTTTGGAACAAGAGTTGATGATTTGACTGAAACAGTCAGGTTAGAGGTGTCTAAAGCTGATGTCGTTTGATCTGCTCCACTTACCTCTAAGCCGTTGGAGGCGATTCGGACTTTCTCCGAACCTGCACCTAGAACTCCGTTATAAAAACGGAACGAACCATCACCTTCTGACCCTACATGCCAGTTATTAGTGCCGGTACTGCTAGATCCGTATTGAACCAAGGCATAACCTGAGCCTGACCCAAAGCGAATATTTCCTGCAACGTCAAGAGGATATTGCGGATTGTTCGTACCGATGCCAACCGAACCACCAGTAACATGAAGACCAGAAGAAAATGTAGAGACACCACTAGAATTTACATTACCAGTTAAGTTACCATTGAAAGTAGTTGCAGTAATGACACCAGAATAAACAGCATCACCACTATCTCTAATAGTCAGACCTGTACCAACTTGAATGGAATCATCAGCACCATTAAGAGTCAAAGAACTTGTTCCAATCGTCAAGATACCTGTGATTCTTGCATCACCATTGACAACCAGAGCAGTTGTAGCCGTTCCAGTGTTGACAATTACACCACTTCTGAATGTACCAATACCAAGTGAATCAACATGAGTTACATCATCATAAGTGATTGTACCAGCACAAGATATATTTCCACTTACAGAAAGAGAATCTGCAGTTATGATACCAACAACGATGTCTGGTGTTCCAGTCAATCCTGTAGCATCAGCATCGGCACCAATAAATTTTCCAGTTGATGATTGATACTTTAAGAACTTACCATCTACTTTTGCACTAGTTCTATCAACGTCATCAAGGAACTCAAGACGAACTTCACCACCGCCACCTTGAGCTGCAACAATGTTCTTGAGATTCTCAAGTTCTCTACGAATCTTAGAGATCTCTGGACTATTTGTATTGGTTTGAACTTCTTCCTTAGTAGTTACCTTCTCAAGAATTCGCAGAGCATGATCAATGACATCATCATTAGTTTTATTCTCAGTAACTACTGGTTCTTTATTACTGGATATAATACTGTTTACAATGTCCTTTACGTCATTACTCTCTACTTGAGGAGTTAGCCATGAATCAATTTCTTGTATTTGTTTTTCTCTTTTATCTTCTTGTACTTCTTTTGCCTTTCTCTTAGGTGGATCCTCTCCTCTTAGATGTGCGGAGTAATCTGCAAGAACAGACTCTAAACTAAGATCACCAACTAAATCTCTATATTCCTTTTCTTGAGCTTGAATTTCCTCTTTTTTCTGCTGTTTAGCTTGTTTAATATAAGAGAAAAATTCATTCAGTTCATTGTTGATATCCATTTCGGTCTAGAATTTTTTTCCTTTTAGTATTTAGAAAAGAGAAGACCCCCTGATAGTAGCCAGGGGGTCTTCTGCGACGACGATATTCAGTTCTATTTAGAGTGCGTTGCCTCTCGGAAGAACTTCTTCTGGAAATACAAACGATTCGTGAGGCTGGTCTACTGGAGCCATCCAGGCACGGAGTCCTTCATTGAGGAGGATGTTTTTCGTATAGAACGTTTCAAACTCTGGATCCTCTGCTGCTCTAATCTCCTGACTTACAAAATCATATGCGCGAAGATTAAGTGCGAGACCAATGATCCCAATAGAAGAAGTCCAAAGACCCATGACGGGTACAAAGAGCATAAAGAAATGAAGCCAACGCTTATTAGAAAAAGCAATACCAAAGATCTGCGACCAGAAACGGTTTGCAGTAACCATCGAATAGGTCTCTTCTTCCTGAGTCGAATCAAACGCCTTAAAAGTGTTTGCTTGTTCACCATCTTCATAAAGAGTATTCTCTACAGTAACACCGTGGATTGCAGAAAGTAATGCACCACCCAGGATACCTGCAACACCCATCATGTGGAATGGATTGAGCGTCCAGTTGTGGAAACCTTGGAGGAACAGTAGGAATCGGAAAATCGCCGCAACCCCGAACGAGGGGGCAAAGAACCAACTAGACTGCCCGAGAGGGTAGATAAGAAAAACGCTGACGAAGACAGCAATCGGACCAGAGAATGCAATAGCATTGTACGGACGGATACCGATAAGACGTGCAAGTTCAAACTGACGAAGCATGAAACCGATTAGAGCGAAGGCACCATGGAGAGCAACAAAGGCCCAAAGCCCTCCAAGTTGGCACCACCTGATGAAGTCTCCCTGAGCTTCAGGACCCCAAAGTAGAAGAAGAGAATGACCCATAACATCAGCAGGCGTTGACACAGCCGCTGTAAGGAAATTAGCCCCCTCAAGATAAGAAGTCGCGAGACCGTGGGTGTACCAACTGGTAACAAACGTTGTACCAGTAAGCCAGCCACCAATTGCAAGATAAGCAGTGGGAAAAAGAAGTAATCCAGACCAACCCACAAAGACAAAGCGATCTCGTTTAAGCCAGTCGTCCAGGACATCGAACCACCCCCTTTGTGGAATGTTTAGTGTACTTGTTGTCATTTAGTTAACTCCATAATGGTCTAAAAATTTTTGAATAGTTAAAACAATGAGTAAACCACCTACAATTTTTTCCAATTCTTTACCTTCAGAATCTGTAACAACAAGAGTCGGTGTCTCAGTTACACCATATTTTTCTGCAATGGATTTGGATTCTTCTGTAGGTTCAGTATCTTCAGTTCCAAGATCGATACGTTCAATCTGATTTTTACGGTCATCATCAATTGATTCAAGATGATTGTCAACAAACATACATGGTTGACAATCATCTTTGGAGAAAAGAAGAATTTTATGCATGACGTGCTTTTAATTCAGGATTCGGTTCTGAGGATTTAAATGGAGTACGAGAAAGATTCTTGATGACAATAAAGGCATCTTTGTTGTACTTACGAGTACCTTTGGGAGATGACCACTTTGGATTGTAATTGTCACCAACATCAATACCAGAGACTTGTGTACCACCAATCTCTACAACGATGTTATCTTCACCAGTCCATTCAAGAGTGTTTATCACTCGATTGATCTGGTCCATCAGACCTTCGTCTCCCCAAATGTTTTCTTCGGGTTCCAAGTTTCCGTGCATCTTTCAAATAGTAAAGTTGAGGCCAAGTATCATACAGGATCTCGGCAAGTTTGTAAGGTGTTTCTGAATTGATCATAAACAAAAAAAGGAGGTCTTTACGACCTCCTCCACATTATAGATGATCTATCAACCAACGGTAGGTGCGGTGAGTGCAACAGGAGTAGACTCAGCAGCAGCAAGATCCAGAGGGAAGTTGTGTGCGTTTCTCTCGTGCATTACCTCCATCCCCAGGTTGGCGCGGTTCAGAACGTCAGCCCAAGTGTTGAGGACTTTACCCTGACCATCCATGATGGACTGGTTGAAGTTAAATCCGTTGAGATTGAATGCCATGGTGGAGACACCAAGTGCAGTAAACCAGATACCGACAACAGGCCATGCTGCCAGGAAGAAGTGAAGCGAACGGGAGTTGTTGAACGATGCGTACTGGAAGATCAGACGACCGAAGTAACCATGAGCAGCCACGATGTTGTAGGTCTCTTCTTCTTGACCGAACTTGTAACCATAGTTCTGGGACTCGTTCTCGGTGGTTTCACGAACCAGCGAAGAAGTAACCAGAGAACCGTGCATTGCACTGAACAGGGAACCACCGAAGACACCAGCCACACCAAGCATGTGGAAGGGGTGCATCAGGATGTTGTGCTCTGCCTGGAAGACAAGCATGAAGTTGAAAGTACCAGAGATGCCGAGGGGCATACCGTCAGAGAACGAACCTTGACCGAAAGGATAAACCAGGAAGACTGCAGATGCAGCAGCAACAGGTGCAGAGTATGCAACGCAGATCCAGGGACGCATACCCAGACGATAGGAGAGTTCCCACTCACGACCCATGTAGCAGAAGATGCCGATCAGGAAGTGAAATACGACCAGTTGGTAAGGACCACCATTGTAAAGCCATTCATCAAGAGATGCAGCTTCCCAAATGGGGTAGAAGTGAAGACCAATTGCGTTGGAAGAAGGAACAACTGCACCAGAGATGATGTTGTTTCCATACATCAGAGAACCAGCGACTGGTTCACGGATACCGTCGATGTCCACAGGGGGAGCAGCAACGAACGCAGTAATAAAGCAGACGGTTGCTGCCAACAGAGTTGGGATCATCAGCACACCGAACCAACCGACGTAAAGACGATTGTTTGTAGACGTTACCCACTCGCAGAATTGTTCCCAAGTGGATTGTTGATTGTAACCTTGTGTAAGAGTAGAGTTAGCCATTTTCGTAAAAGGGTTAGGTAAGAGTTCGGGGGGACGAACCAATAGTAATATTCCCACACCACCCTCCAGTGTGGGTATGAGAGACGTGTTTTACTTCCCTAGAGGTCTCGGTTTGAAGAGAAGACAACAAAAACGGAATGTTACAGATCCTTAATGGTCCGTTACATTCCGTAACCTGTTGATGTATTTATAGTATCAGAGCCACAGGGCCCTGTCAAGGGCTAGTATCGATATTCATCCAAGACATCTAGAACCTTGTTCAACATGTGATGAGCACCATCATGCCAGTCACCATTGGCTTCATGATATGTGCCGTCATATAACATCTTCTTTAATTTAAGAACTCTCACATTAAGTTCATCTTTTGTTAGTTGATTGTGCGACATAGACTACGAAACATGAAGGATACCAATCATTCCGGCTCCTTTATGTGGAGCACACCAATAAGTATAGTCTCCTGGTTCATCGATGACAATCTCAAAGTCTTCACCTGGTAACATTGCCAAGGCTTCATGAGAGTATTCTGGATGATCTTCTACAACAACATTGTGTGGAGGAAGCATATTATTGATGAAGTGAATTGGTTCTCCAGCGGCAACAGACACTTCTGCGGGTTCAAAGACTAATCCTCCGTCATAACCCATCTGTACGTCTGCTGCCCAGGCGGGCAGTGCAAGAAACATGGTGGCTAAAAGGGCGAAAAAGAACTTCATTTGTATACCTAGACTACATTATCTAGGCGAATAGACATTAAAAAACCCCCTTAGTGGGGGTTTCAAAACAATCACCAGATACCTGGAATAAGTTGTCCTGTGGTTGCATAAGATCCCATTGCTGCGATGACCCCAATCATGGCGGCCCAACCGTTAATACGTTCTGCACGTTCGTTCATTGTTTTCTCCTATTTCAAATTAGAGTAGATAGAGGTGTCACCATAATCACGGTGAACTTTATAACCAACAACCGCACCTTTGGTATTCATTAGTGCGGGCATAAATGCAATGATAAAGAACACAGCAGGTGCTCCAATAATCAATGCTCCAGAGATGACGTAGTAAGTCAGAAGTTCAATCAGGCTGTGTTCCATTATCAATTGTTTTGTTGTAAATAAAGATTTTTTTACCGTCGTGAGTGAAAACTAATTCGTCGTCATGACCCCAACAAAGTTCATCATATAGGGCATTCAGTTTCTCCATGTCTTCATAGAGTTGGTTGGGGTTAGGCATCAAATTCCAAAAGCACCGAAGAAGAACAGACTACCACTGGTTGCGTAAGAAATCAAGGCCGCAAGAAAGCCCATCATTGCAACACGACCATTCAGTTTCTCTGCACGTTCGGCATAAGTCTCGATGCCGTAACGATCAAGATCTTCTTTGCTCATATACATTGTGGGTTCAGATGCCCACATGTTCTGTTGTCCGCGATCGTTTGTCGTTACTGTCATGAGGTTTATTAAGAATTACTACAAAATTATATAGGAAGTGTAAAGTTTTGTCAACGCAAACTTTCGACGGCAGTCAGAGCTTTCTGACGAAGATCCTCGGGAAGGGGGACATAACCAAGACTGTCAGACTTAGCTTGTTGTTCTGGTGCAAGCATGTAACGAAGAGTGGTCTTCACTGAATCATTCTTCTCATACTCAGGATATGCAAGAATCCAAGTCAGAGAAACAATGGGATATGCATTAGTACCAGCGGGGTTGGGATCAGTACCACGCAGTTGATCATCAAGAACGATCTTACTCAGACCCGCAGCAGAAGTCTCAGCATCTGCTTTGACAAAGTTACCAGCTTTGTTCTGAAGGGCAACCTGTTGGAACTTACCACCGTTTACATAACCATAGTTCAAATAACCGATGGAACCATCAACCTGCTTAATCTGTGCGGCAACACCAGAGTTACCTTTACCACCAACACCAACAGGCCACTTCACTGCTTTACCAGTGCCAACCTTTGTCTTCCACTCAGGAGAGAATGCAGACAGGGAGTTGGTAAAACCTTTGGTAGTGCCACTGCCATCGGAACGATGAACAACGGTAATTTCTTTATCAGCACAACCGAAAGTAGACCAGTTGGTGATCTTACCAAGGAAGACATCAGCAAGTTGAGTCTGAGTCATCTTAGCATCACAACCAGTCAGGTTGTAAGCAGGAACGATTGCACCACCAGTCATGGGAACATGAACCATAGGCAGTTTCTGCTTCTTATCACTCACAGCACCATCAGAGGCACCGAAGTCAACAGTCTTGGCAGTGAATTGACGGACACCAGCACCACTACCAACTGCTTGATAGTTGACTTGGTTACCAGTTTCAGAAGCAAATGCTCCCAACCATGCAGTGTAAAGTGGAGCGGGGAATGTAGCACCTGCACCATTCAGGGTGAAGGTCTCGGCTTTCTCTGCGGAAGAACCACAGGCAACCATGAGAGGGGTAGCCGCAATAACTGCAGCAAGTGCTTTGAGTTTCATTTATTTTCTACTCTATCTTGTGAATCAGAACTTGTACTTGGTGCCCATTTCAACCTTCCAGTCACGGGTGTCATCGTCTTGGAAGATGTTCTCAAACTTACCATAAGCAGAGAACTGATCAGTAACCTTCAGTTTGGTTCCGACTTCCAGTGCGGTAAAAGTGCTGCTCTCACCAGCATCAGGATAAGATACACCAGCACCACCTTCGATGTAAGGCTTCATAGAACCCACTTTCCATTCATAACCTACACGACCCTGATGTACGGTCTTGGAGTAGTCATTATCTGTACCTTTGAATTCATGCTTGGACTCGACATAGGGTCCCGCAAGGGCAGGTGTCGCCAGTGCAGAAGCTGCCAGTGCGGCAAGTGCGATTGCTTTCATTTGAAATTCCTTTGTAATGTTTTCGGGTTTGTCCGTTGAAGACCTGTGTATCATAACACTGTCTTCGGATTTCGTCGTTAAAATCAAGTTAAGTTGATTTAACTTTAGACAAACCTTGGTATATAGAACGGTTTAAATAAAATTTAACACAAAAAAAGACCCCCTTGTAAGGGAGTCCTGATTTTATCTATCTGAATATCAGAAGTTGTACTTCACACCCAGTTTACCACCGACGTTAAGGTCATCGGTAGAGAGTTCAGTACCTGCGGTAGCAGCACTCAGTTCACCATAGATACCAATACTGCTGGTCAGAGGAGCAGAAGCACCAATTTTCCCACTGTAACGGGTTTCCGACTCAGCACCGTCAGGGGAAACAATGGAAGGGCCACCCTGGACATACCAGGAAGCATCACCGTCACCCACATAACCTTCGTAGCCAACGTGAAGATCGGTAACGGCTCCAGTGTAGTCATCGCCAGCCCAACCAGCGTTGGTTTCGACATTCACATAGGGACCTGCAACGGCAGCACCAGCAGAAACGGAGAGAGCAGCAGTTGCTGCGAATACAGACTTAAACATTTGAATTACCTTTGATTACTTGCGGAATGATTACCCGCAGATGAAGGATCGGTTCGACTCCCGATCGCAGATTTAGTATACCACAGATTCGCGAGTAATTGAGGCAACCTCTGGGCGAACTGGCACATGTGCCAATTGTAACAATCCTTAATAGGATCGTTGAGTATTTATACTATCTTAAAATTTGGTTAATGTCAAGGGCTGACGGTTAACCCAACTCATGAGTGTCGTATTGGAAGAACGAATCGATAGGAAGATCTGTGGCCTGGTTGACCCAGAAGTGATCCAGACCGATGCGAGAGTTCTTATGGAAGACCTCAACGTGATCCTCATGAATCGAAGAACCTAACTCCAACTTGTATAGGAACAGAGGCATTGCGTAGGTCTTACCTGCGTTATAGATCAAGTCATCAGCCACAGCGCGAGGTCTGACACCATTATCCAACTTGAATTTATCACCGCGACAATGGAAGTGCATCAACTTCTCTGCGTACCTACGGTTGACTACAAATGCAGCCGTAGAATAATCATCAATATATCGTGGGTGAATATTTGCAACCAGTTTCCTTGGATTGATAACTGCAATCTGAAAACAATCCCAGTCATATGGGATACGTTGCATGACCTCTCTCCAAGAGAAAGGCCAATGTCCTACAGAAACAAAGTCACAATCATCTTCCATGAAGACACCATACGGTGCGTCTGTAGTGTCATACCAGTGTTTAATAGCCTTTAAGTGAGAGGTAACACAACCAATCTCAGGAGCAGTAACCGCATTGGGATATGCACCAGAGATAATCTCACTCAGATCACTATTGCGACCATCAAAGGCAGAGATCCTTTCGTAGTTTTCAATTTTCCAATAGTCAAGTTGATCCTTCATCCAGTTCCAACGTTCTGGTTGATCATCAAGATTGATGATGTACAAAGGACCAAAGTCTTTTAACTTATATGCAGCCTTATTACGATCCATGGTTTGCGATAACATTTTCAACTGCAGGGATGTAGTGTTTACTCAGGACATTGACCCAATCAAATGTCAGGCCATACTCACGGATCTCATCGCGATGTTCAATCGAGTACATTCTGTTCTCGATGATCTTTTGTTCAACGTATTCAATGTCGTTGATCTTGTTCTCGGGGATGACCGTAATGAATTCCTTACTGGTATCTAGGTTAGCTTTACCCCACTCACAAACGACAACTCCAAGACCTGAGGCAAGTGCTTCCATGCAGACAAGGGGATGGGCCTCACCATCAGATAGGAGAACCAGATTACCGTATTCGGTCAGTTCATTATACAGTTTATCCTTAGACCATTCACCAAGATAATTCTTCTTCTGATTGAATCGATCGTCTGCAATATTACCAGCAAACCACAGACTTTCAATACTTTGGAAAAGATGTTGACGTTTGCGGTAATCAATCTTGGCCAAGTAGATACTACGACCAGCATATGTTGGATCATCAACGTACTCAAATGAGTCTGTATTGACTCCGTTTGGAGTGATCCATGTCTTATCCTTTGGAATATCAAACATCACGTTGTAGACCTTCTGAATACCCTCAGAGAGGCAAAAGATATTGGGTTTGATACGTTGGAACTCATTGGCTACATTGATGTAACCATTGAACATTTCACGTCGTTCCAAATACCCAAAGTGACTGGTGATTGCATTTGGATATTGAATGAAGGGAACGATAGGAATAAATTCATCGTAATGTACATGTACAAAATCAGGACGGAAGTTATTGATCTCGCCAATAATCTGTCTTCCGTCCTTTGTGTTAACAATCTGAACCTCATGGCCCAGTTTCTCTAAAGCAAGTTTTGTATCCCAGATAAGAATCTCACACGCACCCCAGCCAGTTGGAGGGATAGGCATGATACCAGGGCCAATTAGTGTGATTTTCATTTACTCAATCCTAGGTACTCAAAATCTTCTCTGAACAATTCGTATACATGATCTCTCAATTCATCATCATACATCAATGAATAGTCTTTTGGCACGGCTTCTTTTGACCACCAAAATTCTGCAGGTTTATCCCATGCATCTGAGATATCATTTAGATCTTTTTTAGTTGGAGTTGCATGACTGTCTCCCTTGTCTGTACCACCAAGAAGTAAAAGATTATTTTTTGAACAATCAACTTCAACATCCAATCGATCTCTTGGAATTTCAAAACAACCAGGAAGATCTTCCACAAAGATGATGTCATCAAAAACAAGATTAGGTTTATCTCTGGTTTGAGGAGCTACGTGTTCATCTTGTCTGTACAACCAATCTTTGTCTATCCAAAGGGCAAATTGTTTAAAAGAAAGATTTTTGACACTAAATCTTGGATCAGTACTATTATTGATGTTTGTAAACCTTCGAGCACTTTTGATCATAAGATCGCCACGCGATTCATAATCATTTGAATTTACCTCTTTTTGATGTGCAAATCTACAGTTAACATCAATTACTTTTTCAGTGTACACACTCACTAGTCTGTTATAAGGATTACGAGCGAGAAGAAATGCATAATCCTTATCGGTTTTTACTTTACTCCAAACATTATGAAGTAAAGAAATGGCACACTTTGGACTGCCCCATGCATGTTTTCCAACTCTTTTCATTACCAACTAGGTCCTTTACAATCTACTCCACGAACGAGACGCAACGGAAGAGGACCACGAAGCAGATCACTCTCACTATAGTTACGTTTATAACAAGAATACTTGAAGGCTTCTGCGACAGGAGCCCAACAAGCATCCCAGTTCACCAGATTTTTTTCACAGTGTTCATAAGTCCGTAAAACTCTTTTGAACCTCGGAGAGAAGATAAATCCCAAGTCAGGGAATGGCATCGCGTGACTTGAAAGGTAGAATTTATTCTTCGGAATCTGGTTCAGATCTGGATAATCCCAGATATTTATATCTGACCTGATAGTGATGATAAAATCATATTGATTGTAATCTTCTACAAGTTCACTGACTTGTTGAATCGAATACAACTGTGATAGTTGGTTATGAAAGTTCTTTTTATGAAACCTCTCAGTATCAAATCGACTCTCAAGTTCTGACCACATCTTCTCATTCCAAAACTCTTTTGGTTTGGAAGTCTTCATCTTAAGTGGTTTCCACTTTTCAACGAATCTGGCCAGATCCTCACGATCCTTAGGACATTTCTCCATCTGCAACCAGGTGGAGAACTCCCAGTCAGTCACATGAGATCGATCATAGTCTTCATCTTCATCCCACCAGAGATGTGCATAGACATCAGTATCGTAACGATCAAAGATAAACTTCTTATGACTCTCATAACAATATGGATTGTTTGTGAATCTTGGTTGACCGTAGTATAAACAAGCTACTTTCATCTCAGTTTCTCAACATAGTCAGTACAAATACCATAACAATTAGTGACTCTCAAAGTGTCCCAGTTTGGTTCATTCCACTCTGGCATCACGATTACACTTTTACTGGTATATGGTTTACCAGGATATGTCCAGATGTACTGTTTACTTGTCAGAGTAAAATCATCTTCCTGATGCCAAAAATAATTATAACCACTCGTTGCATTTGTAAATGTATGGAGAGTGGTAATATCTTTACAATGAATCCAGAGATGTTCTGATCGACCAGCTAACCACCACCAAGTTACAGGATACTGAGGTTCATCATGACCCAACCAAAGTCTTTCTGTCTTTGGATCATATCGGACATCGATTTCTACATCAACGCCATTTTCGATACAGTGTTGAATCTGTTCTGGACTGTTTTCTGTTAATAGATTTGGACCATTTAAATTGGCCCGATGAGCAATCAGTTTCATTTAAAATACCAAGGGAGAGTTCATCGTAAGATTCAACTTCATAAACCCAAGCCCCACTTGCATATGCGGCTTGTCTTCCAACTTCACTATCTTCAAAGATGATAGTTTCGTTTGGTGATGTGAAAAACTTATCCATAGCATTGATATACATGTATGGATCGGGTTTAGCTTTTCCATCTTGAGCACTGGTGACATAATCAACCAGGTCATCTACTCCTAAGGTATCAACTACCTTTCTAAGGAAAGTGTACCTTGCATTTGAACCCAAGGCAATCCTTATACCACGACTCTTTAACTCATCAAACAATGGTTTAATCTGTTCATTTACAAGAATCGTGTCATCAAAATATTCACATGCAAACGTGTCTTTTAATTCCCAAATATCATTAACATCATCTATAGAAATCCGACCATACTCTGCAAGAAGATGCAACTTATGTCTAGTAGGAATAGTACCAAAGTTGTCATCATCATCCCGACTATATTCACAACCATATTCTGCAAGAGCATCTCTGGTTGCAGGATAATGGAGTGCTCGACTATTTACGAGTACTCCATCAACGTCGAATATGCAAAGTCTGATATTATTCATTTGCGAATAGTATGAGCGTTCATTGGGTGAGGTGCAAGATCAGATTGATTGTACCTCAAAAGGAAAGCATTACCCTTAAAAGCTTCGGGAGAAGGTTCCCAAATGTTTTCATACACTCTTGGATGATTAACATCATTGAATGCATTCTTCATCCATCCCAGATACTTTTTACCAAAGACATGAATCACGTCAGGAAAGCGAGGATGATGGCCAGGAAGATAGAACTTACCAGGATCGAGGGCAGAAAGATCATCAGGGAATCCCTGAAGGTATGTATCAAGTCTTGCAAGGACAATGATGTCATGTTGATCTCCACTTTGTTCATAAATTTCAGCAACACGTTGAATAGTTTTCAACTGGGACATGATATTACTGTAGTTTCCAGGGTTCCAGTGACCCTCTGGATGACGACCAGTGAATTTTTCGTCAACCCAAGCCTTTGCATTAGGAGGCAGTTCAAACTTCTGTGGTTTTTCATGAACCAAGACTTTAGGATTATACATCCTTTCCAGTCTTTCAATCGCATCAGGCAGAATTACACAGTTTTTAGCTCCGTGCATTTCTGCCCAAGTTGATACATCATACTTACCACCCTCCTCGTCAAACCAAGTGTGAATATAAACGTCGGTATCATAACGATCAAGAATCAATCTCTTGTAATCGTTATATGGACGTTCATCATCCAGGTAACGTGGTTGACCAAAAAATAGAAGGGCAACTTTCATCAAACTTCTCCTTTATAGTTCTCCAGGAAGTAATTCAGATCTTCAGGAGTTCCGAGACCCCACATATCTTCTGTACCAATCTCCTTGATACGAATCTTCTTACCATCTTCGATGGCCTCATTGTACACAGGGCAAACGTAGAACTCGTTATTGGTACGAACGTTCTTCTCAATCATTTGTTCTGCATACTTAACGTAGTCGGAACCTCGCTTCCAGTAGTAGATACCAGCAGTAGCGTGATCACTGATGGGTTTCTTCTCGGCAACCTCAGACACATAACCGTCATCACCAAGTTTTGCGAAGGACCACTTGGGATGTGTGGCAGGGAATGTGACGATACCGCCGTCCACGTTGTCATTATTAAACGCATACAGGGTTTCATTTGAATCCCACAGAATGAGTTGATCAGAGTTCGTCAGAATCAAAGGCTCATCATTGTCAATGAACTCTTTCGCAAGCAGAGTAGTACATGCAGCACCTTCGGTCAGACCATCAACCTGAACAATATTGCAATTGGGAGTCAACAGATTCAGAAGATACTGAAGGTTGTACTTCTCATAGTGTTCTTTCTGCACCACATAGGTGTATGTGGCCTCTACATTCAGACCTTCCACAACCACTTGGATCATGGGTTTACCTTTCACTTCAATCAGAGGCTTAGGGAACGTATAACCGACCTTGGCAAATCGACTACCCGCACCAGCCATAGGAACCAGAACGTTCATTTTCTCAGACCTCCAGGGAATCTTTTTCTTTTTAGTATCGTTTAAAATAGTTTTGATCTTATCGATCTTATCTTGGTTGAGATCTTTACGATCATTGACAGCAACAAGGTGACACTTACTATCGATGGCACCTTGACGACCAATGTGACTGTCTTCGATGATTACGGTATCCCTAGGAAGGGCACCTAGCCTAATCATACACTTCCAATACATTTCTGGGAAGGGCTTATTGCGATATACATCTTCATTACTGATGTACAGATCAATAAACTCAAGAATACCCAGACGTAAAAGAATGATCTTGACTGTGTTGCGAATACTATTTGACGCAACAGCAATACTATATCCTTGATCTTTGAGTTGTTGGAAATATCCCATCAACTCATAGTCTTTTCTGACCTCTTCATCAAATACTCTAAGAGTCTCCTCTTGTTTGTCTTGCCAGATTTGGTCATAGTGTTCAACTGGTAGACCTTTATTCTTAGTAAGAAGTTCCAGTTTTGGTCTGGTCGGTAAACCATCGTAGATACTAACGTGTTCTTGACGAGAGATCACATACTGTTCACCGACCTTTGCAAGGGCCGTGTTTAGTGCATCAAAATGATAATCTTTACTATCAATTAGTACACCGTCAAGATCAAAGATTACAAGTTTGGTCATCTAACATCTCTATAAAGTTTAGGATACATCGGGTGTTTAATCACCTTAATGTTTTCTCTTTCAATGGCCCATCCTAACAGACATTCTGGATTTACTCTAGCTCCTTCTTCAACAATCTGTTCAAAATTATTAAACAGATTCAGATAAGCTTTCATTGACGTGTAGTCACCCCACGCAAACGTATCTCCAAGTGCGTATTCTTCGTGACTTACAATATCTGTGATGTGAAGTCCATGAGGATCATAGTTATTCAGATCCCCAATCTCTTCGACAAACCAATTATCGGTTCTGGTTCTTACAACAAAATCGTACTCACCATTCTCCTGCACATATTTATCCATCATGTCGAAGGTCTGTTGCCATCCGTAGGCTTGAGACACAATATTATTCAGTGGATGATATGCCTGGGGATCAGGTCTAATAGTTTCATGGGAGAACTGTTTTGGTTCCTCCCATACTCCCTCCTTTACAGGCCAAAGAGTATCGCAAAAATACTTTAGAGTTGGATCAACATCTGTTCCCCAAAGATGATAGTAGATATCGATCTCATGTTCAGAGTTTGGATCAAAAAGAAACTCTTTATGATTTGGATAACATTCTCTCAGAGCTCTAGGTTGACCAGAATAAACAATTGCAATCTTAGACATGATACTTACTATTATCTTTTGCTAGATGAACGATCTTAGGTTGAAAATCACATGCGTCAGCGAAAACTTCTGGGAATGCAAACTCTGGACCGAGAGTATGAACAAGATCTTTGTTCTGTGCATAGAATGCATTCAAATGACTCTCATCATGCCACTGTGCAATCACATTGTTTTCTTCATCGAGAGAGATACGAGCATTCAGTTCGTCCATCATACTCATGACTTCGGGGACCTTACCACCCCACAGGCACCCCTGCCAGTAGACTGAAAAGTCATAGTCGTCGGGAACTTTAGCCGTGGACAAAGGATTCGTCTCAAACGATCCTGGCGGTTGATTATGGGGAGGGAACTTCAGGAAGTGACATGGATGATGAACACCCAGATAAGGTTTATCACTAAAGACCTCCGTCACAGTGACGGTATCAACTACCGCCATATCTGCATCCAAGAACACTAACCAATCACAGTCAGCAATTTCATCCAAAGCCTTTTGAATGATTTTGAATCGATACAAAGTGATGTAGGGCCAGTCAAGATGTTCCTGTTTATAAACAATTGCATTGTCTGGGGCTTCAGGAACATCACCATCAGTGAATACAAGATATTTTTTATCTACTCCAGGAAGAAAGTTTTCTTCACAACGTTCATACCAAGATGGAAGGAAGTCAAGATACTTTCCAGTTCCAATGAATACTACAGCTACTGTCACGCAATGACCTCCCAATGGTCAGGATAAAGATCTTTTGTATCTAGGTGAGAATTATTAGGGCCAAACCAAGTCTTAGGTGCAATCACTTCTTGACTGTTGGCCAACCATGCACCCCACCAGGAGAATGTAGAGTTTGCAATAATGTGTCCACTACACAGAGACATCATCGCAAGGTCAACATAATGACTGTTACCTTCACTGATCAAGAAGGTATTATCATCGTCAAAGAGTTCTTGTTTCTTACACCATGCAGGGTCATCACTGAAGATTGCAACCTGACGACCATCAAGATTGAATTTATTCAGGGCATTTGCATACCACTGAAGATCCAGATTGTGATGATTACCAGAGTTACGAAGAAAATCACCTCTACGAATGTGAAGTGCAACTGGAGCTTTGTTCAAACTCTCAACCATTGCACGAGCAGGATCAATAATCTCTGGTCGGAAAGTAAACATCTCACGAATCATATCAGACACGTTAGAGAAATATTTCTCAGTCTGAAAGAATCCCCTCAAGTCAACCCAATCTGGACACTCATTAAAAATAGATTCATTGAAGTGAAATCCGTTCTCATTCATCACAGGACGGTCTGGATCAATGAATTGAATGTTCAGTGGATTAACATTCTGTAGGGTGAATACGTTTTGAATATCGACCCTAAGTTTATTACCAAGATTATCTACAACAACTTGTTGATGAATCGGAAAACAATAATTGTAACCATTATTTGCAGCAATACCTCTCAAAGAGGCCACTTGGAACATCTGGTTTCCCAGTTGTCCAAGTTGACCAAGTGCATTAAAACCAATCATCCTTCAAATACTCCGTCATAGTCTTCTGCAGAGGCAGATCCATATTGTTCTACCATTGCATTGATCTCTTCAGATCTTTTATCCCAATCAACTTGTCGTTTTACCCATTTATATGTTCTCGCAATTCCTTCATCAAGACTGATGGTATAGTCCCAATCCAAACAACTGCGTAACCGATCGTTTTGGCTATTGCGACCGCGAACTCCCAGGGGACCGTCAATATGGTTGATCGTGACCTCCTTACCCGCGGCCTTCGCCGCCTTTCTGATGAGCTCGTTGATGGATACCATCTCCTCCGACCCGATGTTGATGACTTCAAGATAGTTACTCTCCATTAAACGACGTGTGGCTTCGATGCAATCATCGATGTACAAGAAGGAACGGGTTTGTTCACCGTCTCCCCAGCATTCAACTTCTCCCGAATCACCCAAGATGGACGCAACCTTTCGGCACATAGCGGCGGGAGCTTTCTCCTTTCCACCGTCCCAGGTTCCTTCAGGTCCATAAATGTTATGGTAACGAGCAATCCTAATATCCAGATTGTAGTTACGCCTGTATGCAAGATAGAGTCTTTCAGAGAAAAGTTTTTCCCATCCATATTCAGAGTCTGGATTAGCTGGATATGCGTACTCTTCACGCAGACCAGGATTGTTTGTGTCTTCTTGGATTGTAGAAGGATAGATACAAGCAGAAGACGAATAGAAAATCTTAGGAACTTTACGCCCCATACCTTTGGTCTTCACAATCGCATCCAAAAGATTCAGATTGATTGTGGCAGAATTATGCATGATGTCTGCAGAATGTTCATCAGTAAAGATGTAACCTGCACCACCCATGTCTGCAGCGAATTGATAGACTTCATCAAAGCCTTCAATCATTTTATAAGGGATACTGTTAAAGAAGTTACCAAGTTGTCCCTTGTACTCAACTACACGGTTGACAAAACTCTTGTCTCTCAGATCTCCAATTACAAATTCATCTGCTTCATGTCTGGAGAATTCTGGATGTTTGAGATCAACACCACGAACCCAATAACCTTCAGATTTAAGCCGTTTTACCATCCAGGAGCCAATAAATCCACCCGCTCCCAGGACCAGTGCGGTTTTCATTTGTTTCATATGTAGTCCACGATATTTATTATACAACAAAGGGGTGGTTTACACCACCCCCTGTTATCAATTCCACTTACGATATGCGGGACGACCCAACAACCATTTGGAATATTCTATATCTTCAATTGCAAGTAACATTTGATCTTTATTATCAAATAGATACTGATCAACCCAACGTGTTGAATGAGCCCATGGTTCTAGAGTTTGCATTCTACAATCAAGGACTCCATTTTCAAGAGGACCGTGTTCAACGAATCGAACATCACCTCTTTCCAATACAATGTTCATCAGGCTTCACTCTTTACTTTTTGAAGATCCTCCTTCAGAAGATCAACAACCAATTCATAAGTGTCATAGGGATCATCATAAAACTCAACTCCTTGATCCTCATAGAAACGAAGAACTTTTTTATACAGTTTAGGATTCTTGTAGTCGAGATCGATTACACCCTGTGCAGTTTGTTCCAGGGTTTGAATGTTTTTCTTGAACCTTTGAACGAGAGACATCTTTGTGAAATATGAATGGAACGACGTGATCAACTCGCGTCGTTGTGTGTAGTATACAAGGAGAGGTAGTCCTCAGGCAAGTCTTCTGTTGACTCCTCTTGGACAGTTTCGTTACTGTCCTCTTCTTCATCGGGATTGTACGGCTTTCCAGTCATTGTCAAAAATTTCTAACCCTTTATCTGTGAGAACGTGATTGTACATGTCTTCAAATACCTTAGGTGGCATCGTGACGACCTCTGCACCGTTGTACCAGGACCTTACGGCTCGTTGTACGGTGCGAATAGAAGCGGAGAGAACCTGAGTATGGATTCCCTGAATACGATAGATCTCTGAGATAGAACGAACAACCTCAAGACCTGCAATAGAGTTATCATCAAGTCTTCCTACAAAAGGAGAGACATAAGTTGCACCAGCCTTTGCAGCGAGAATAGCTTGTGCAGCACTGAAGATCAAAGTAACGTTGACTCTAATCAGATTCTTAGAGAGAACTCTACATGCATACAAACCATCAGGTGTGCAAGGTACTTTGATTGTGGCTCTTTCACCAAACTTTTTGTAGAGACGTTCCCCTTCACGGGCCATCTCAATTCCATTACCTACAACTTCCATACTAATGTCTTTGATTCCAAGATCAATTAGTTCTTGATAAACATCTTCTGGATCTCTCCCACTCTTCTTAATCAGAGAAGGATTTGTTGTAACCCCATCAATCAATCCTGTAGCAAAATGTTTACTGATGACCTCTGTGTCAGCAGTATCTAAAAAGATTTTCATTGGTCAAGATAGACTTGGTTTATTTAGATTTTTTTATGGCAGCTTGAGATTTTCTAGGTACTTTATACTGAAAATTATCTTTAAGATCAAACACAAGTTCGTAGTTCTCTGTTAAAACATAATATCCAGTAAGATCTTTCCCATTATCAACCCAACCATAACTGATTAGTTTTTCGTTGACATCTTTCAAATCTAACTTTTTATCAGTATTCAAATAATGGTTGAATCTCTGATGAAGATTGATCATCGTTCCTCAAAATCTAGTTTACGAACCTTACGTTTCCGTCGATTCTCTTGGAATTCTAAGTCCTTACTGGACAGAAGACCTCTTTTATTTACACTTTCTACAGAATTAAGTAACACAACTTCATTCAAGTCTTTAGCAGTTACCTTATCGCAGGTAATCGTCGTCATATTCGGACACCCACACATGTGCGTCTTGTTGTCGTAAGCTTTCAACTCTTTGTTGCAGAGTTTGCACCTGACTGATAACATCTGTCAACATACCTTTAATTTCTTTTAGTTCCTCATGGATATCCTGATGATGAAACCGCAAAGGCTTCTGAATTAACTTTTTCAATTTTTTATCCTTCATGGATCTTATGAGGCATGGGCGATACTGGAATCGAACCAGTGACTTACCACTTGTAAGGAGGCCACTCTACCGCTGAGTTAATCGCCCGATACACTACACTTATCCGTATGCTATGTGGGCACTCAACCCAGTATACTGACAGTTTGTAATGGAGTAGGACAGGGGTCCTCCCTGAACATCCAAAGGGGGCTGATTCCCAACTACAGGGTTTCGGTATATCCGAACCGCTGGGCACCTTTGGTTGGAAGATCTCAACTTCCTTACTCCCCTTCCTGGGATCGAACCAGGGACCAAACGATTAACAGTCGTTCGCTCTACCGCTGAGCTAAAGAGGATTGAATAAATAAATTGTAATCTATCTATGTGAAAATGGCAACCAGGAAAACTACCAGGAAACCATCAGTTTCCGCAGAACCTGCGGTAGAAATTTCTGATGATGTATATATGTCTAAGTATGACAAGATTTCTGAAGAGAAGTTTGCAGAACTAGAAGCTCGTATTGCAAAACTTGAAGCATTTGAAGCTCAAGCAAAACAGATTAAAGGTTGGTTTCCACAGAAGTGGAGTTAATCTCTTTGTCGCCAATCATCAGGTTTGTCACGTTGAAACCAATCTACAATTTCATCTGCAGACCCAAACCCCGTTTTGTGATTGGATGGGTCGGGGTCACCTAGTCCCATCCTATTCATAAAATCATCCAAACTACCTTCTTGCATGTCGGGATTAGTTGCAACTCGACGTGCTTTTTTAAGCATTTCACGGGCAGTAGTATTTGCCTTACCAAGTTTTTCTGCCCAAATCATGTCATCAAGTTTGACTTCTTCACCGTTAGCAATACACTTACAGATAAACTCTAATCTCAGTCTATATTGAGTAGATAACATATCAGTCTCGTAGTTTTAATTCAAGATCTTCCAACTTATGATACTCAGCATGTGCTCGTTCTTGTCGAACACATATGATATCTAAAATATCATTAAGGATGATCTCATTGTCAACATAATCATCCAGATACTTATCAATGGCTTCTTTAAGGTAACGATACCTATGCCATTCTGGTGAGTATGGTTTGTACATGATGTAGGTTTCGTAGTATTTAGGAACAGGCCCACCAGGACTCGAACCTGGGACAACCGCTTAGAAGGCGGGGGTTATATCCACTTAACTATGGGCCCAAAAAAGTCAGGGTTTGACTAAACGTTTGACGTAATCATAAGAGTAGATCTCACGATTACCTTTAATTCCCCAACCAAGCCAATAATAACACGGAACCATGTATTGTGCAACAGTTTGTCCACTACCTTCAAACTCAGGAAGAACTTGTTGGAAATGACGTTCATTAATCATGTAACGAACTTGACCTGCAAGAGTACTAGGATCACAATCATACTTCTTACAGAAACTACCTAACCCATCATAACGACCCTGAGTGGTCCACTGGATAATTCCATAACCACCGCTATGACAACTATCATAAGGAACTCTAGCCCCTCCCTCGCAAATGTTGGAATGGAAC